GACGTCACCACGTCTGGAGATCTCGCTTGCGTGGTAGCCGATGAGTTCCTTCGTCTTGTAGTGCTCGTCGTAGATATAGAGTCGCCCGTCCTCGTCGATGGCCCCCCAGAGGCAGACGAATGGGTTTGTGTAGCCGAAGTCGACTGCGGAGTATCGATCCCAGGTGTCGGGAGGCTCGAGCGGATTGACGTGCACGGACTTGTCGAACTCCTCGTAGATGGCGCCTTTGATCTGTACGAACTCGCCGAGGAGGAAGCGTCGGCGCTCGTGCTCAGGCAGCTCGTTTAGCTCGTCGATGTAGCCGTCCGGGAGGTTTTCGATGTTGTCGCCGGGGTTCATTTGGAGAGCCCCGTACTTGTGCGGATCGAGCTCGGTGCCGTCAGTGGGCTCCTGTAGCTCGATGAAAATGCGATGAATCCAATGTTGGGGCGGGGGCGGGTTGCAGTCAACAATGATGCGTGGTTGCCAGTGCGGGATGTTCTGCCGAAGGCGGGTGCGGATAATGGACCATGCTTCGTAGCTGATTTGCGAGGCTTCATTGAGGTAGGCCAGGCCGATTCCGCGCCCGAGGGCTTTCTCGATCCGCTGCCTGTCGTCTGTACCCGAGACCCATATCTCGCTACCGTTCCAAAAGCGAACGTGGAGGTCCCCGTGGTTGATCTGATAGAGAGCCCGGGGATAGTAGGGCAGGACCTCCGAGATAAGCGTCTCGTTCCAGACGGACTCCTTTGCGTGTTGTCGATGTTGGCGAAGGATCAGGCTTCGGAGCCCCGGATACATCATGGACGCCTCGACAATGAATGCTACGACGATGAACGTCTTGCCGCTGGAAGACCCGCCGTAGAGGAGCGACCTCGGGACGGAGGTCAGGAGGTCAATGGCGGCCTCCTGCTTCCGGGTAAACGTGACGTTAAGCGTCGGGGCCGTCGTCGCTGTCGTCACCCTGGTCGTCCTCCTGCGGGGGCGCGGCCCGAGTCATTGCCGGATGGATGTTGACCGAGACGCCACCGGAATGCGCGAGTTCCATCTGTTGCGTGAAGCCGCGAGACTTGCCCTTCGTTGTGAGCCAAAACTTGATCGCCCACCGTTCGCCTTCGCTGATCTGTTGGATAAGGCGATTCTCGGCAAGGTCGGTAACGCGCTCTACCTCCGCTGTGAAAGCGGCCTTGGTTTCGTCCCACATGTTGATATAGCGACGAGCTGTGGACCAGTCTTTCCCGAGCCGTTTGGCGACTGTAGAGATAATGCCGCCAGAGTCGTCGATTGCCTTCATGACTGCTCGTTTTGTTAGCTTTGCCATCGTATCTTCCCTTTCTGGATTTTCTGGCCAGAACGGGCCTCCTGTGGTCTACTATACCGCTCTTTTGCGGTTCCGTGCACGGGGCTTGCGGTGAGACTCCCGGAGGATTGCGGGGACGGCGTTGCGCCACGAGATGTGATGGTGCAGCCGTAGGTGCCGATTGCCCATTAGCATAATCTTCACGAACGAGGGGCAATATAGGATCGAGTAGAACGACTTAACGTAGGTTCCGTTGTCGAGGTAGATGTCAGTGAGCCCTGCCGGATTGCTTTGCGTTGTCTTTTGACCGATGCCGATATTCGGGGCGGTTAGGAACAGCTTCCCCTTGCTTCCGTGGTAGACGTACGCGGTTACATCTTCGTTGACTTTCCCCATGTACGTGAACGGGCGGTCGGTTGAGCAGAACATCGTGTTCATGCTTTTGCGTAGAAGTCGGACCCCATCCTTGAATCTGGTTGCGTCCTTGCCCCCCCAGGAAGTCACCGCCCTGGGACATTGCCAGACATGAGGTTGGCGTGGATCTGTAGAACTCGAGGTAGATCGAGAATACGCGGTCGAGGTTGGTAATGGGCTTGTAGTCGAAAAAGAAGTAGTCGTCGAATCGGTGGGCGATGTAGGTGTAGTCGTCGTCGAACTGTGCGAAGTAGCGGTAGCCGAGTCGCTTGGCTATATCGAAACAGGCGTTGCGCGCATAGACGACTGCGCGACGGTCGCCGGTGTTGTCTGCCACGTCAGTGTATTGCGCGGCTTCGTCTTTGCTGAATGTGACCACGCTATCACCGAATCTGGCCTGGTACTGTTCTGCGGTCGCGTCCTCGTCGTCGAGTACAATGTAGATCGGTCCCGTGTAGCCGGCGCGCCGGAGTGTATTGTAGGTATAGACCCGATCGGGGCGCCCGTGGGTGAGAATGAATAGGCAGAAGTCAGATAGGTCAGTCTTTGGCATAGAGCGCCGCGAGATCCTTCGAGAGCCTGATAAAGCCGTTCTCGACCGCTTTGTCGAAGTCGATTATGACCAGCGCGGACTCCTCCATGAGTTCCTGAACCTCGGGGCTGGCGTGCGCGTAGTAATCCGCAATCTTGCCGTAGTCGAACACGAGGTGTCGGTAGGCTCCCCAGATCAGGAACGTTTTCTCGCCGTCCGAGATGTTGGACGCCATGATTCGCTCTATGAGAGCGTCTGCCTTCTTTGTGTCCACGAGTTCCGTGATCGGTGGCGGTTCGTTCTTTGGCTCGTAGACGGGGGCAATGATCCGCTTGGTATAGACCCCGTCTTCGGTCTCCCCGATGCGCTCCAAGATCCTGGCAATATCGACCTCGTCGTCCGCAAGGCGCACGTCTGAAAGATCGGTGTCGAGCCCTTGGATATAGTCCGTAATGCCCTCGGTAGTGAAGTCGCCGTATTGCGACGTGATGTAAAGCAGCTTCTCCCGGGCCTCCTTCTTCGTTTTAGCCTCGATGTAGGCGACCGGAAGGTCGGGGATCTCGTAGCCGTCTGCCTCAAGGCTGCGGAGGGCTTTTATTCGCTGGTGCCCGTCGAGTATGTAGCGCTTGTGCTTTCCTGCTATCCACACGAAGACGGGGGCGGTGAAGCCGTGTTTGAGAATCGAGCGTTTGAGGCGGTCAAGGTTCGGGGCGCTGATTTTCTTCAGGTTCCCCTGTAGGTCGCTGAGGCGGTCAATGGAAAGTGTGTCGGCTGCGGTGCACGAGATGCGAATTGCGCTCATTGCTGCCTCCGGGGATATCGACCACGACCGTGGAGGATTCTTGCGCTAACGGCTTCGATGTCCTCGTCGGTCCAGAATAGCCGCCCGGCACGCTTGGTGCCATGGCCGTGGTGTCGGTGGTGCCACTGTAGGGCTTTGAGCGTGGGGCGACGGCCGATCCGTTTGAGGATCTCTGCCGCCGCCTCAGTGCTCGTGTAGGTCATTGATTCTCCGTGGCATCGATGTAGTTGAACACGGCCTCAGAAAACCCGTCGATGTGCGTCCATGCTCCGTAGCCGACTCCGTTCCGGTAGCTGGCAACATTGATCATGTACGCTTGACTCCCTGGAATTGGATCAGGAACTCGGTCGTGACTCTGTTCGTCCGTGAGTACCACGATGCGGTCATAGCTGTAGGTGGCTGCCCTACGGACTGCCGCGCCGAGAAAGGTCCCGCCCCACGAAATGGCATTGGTCATATGGTCCCGAAGACCGAATCCTCGCCGAGGGGCCACTTCCCTCACCTCGTTGGAGAAAACCAGCACCACGACGTCCTCGTATAGCTCCCTGGCTATCATGGCGAGGGCGGCTCCTGCGTCCCATCTGGTCATGTCAGAACGGGCTGATAGGCTCCAGGACATCGACCCGGAATGGTCGACAACGATAACCGTTTTCCCGGCCCGCTCTCCTTCAAGGCTCCGGAATAGGGCGCTTTCAAGCTCGGGCTCTGCCCAGGGTGCGTGTCGTGCGGCTGCGACGAAGCGGAACGGGAGGATTCGCTTCGTGTTGATCTCGTGGATAGACTGGCGCACGAGCCCCCGGTCAACTCCGGCCTGGTCTATGTTGCGGAGGTTCCGCAGGAGGGCCAGGGCGCCGAGCTTGTGGTCCTGTAATAGCCGCTCCCATGCAGCTTTCTTGTCTTCCCCTCCCGAGAGCGCTACTTCCCAGGTATCGGGGGGCTCGAGCGTCCCGTCTACGAGGCGCTTCCATAGCCGCTCCTGCTCGAGATCCTTTGGCTTCGGGTGGCAAAGAAACAGAACATCCCGAAGCCGGACATTCTTTGCCCGGTCGTACTTGGCGAGCTGGTATTCGTCAAACTTACGGAATGCCGTCGCAAGGCCGCGCTTGACCTGTCGGGTTAGCGTGGCTCGTGACTTCGGGAATGTTGCCACGGACCAGAACAGTGCCACGAACTCAGAGAGTTCGTCGGCTCGCTGGATTACTTGCGCCAACACGCTCGCCTTCAGCTTCCCGGTCCGTGCCATGTGAGCACAGATCAGTAGGGGAGCGTGGCGTAGCTTCATGTCGGTTCGCGCCTTCAGTGTGAGGTCTGATAGCCATGCTACGTCCTGGATCTGTTCTACGAGAGACCCGATGCGGTCTGCGATGTCGACGCCGCTTTCGTAGAATTGCGATTCCCAGAGCATGCATGCCATCACGGCGCGTTCCAGTTCTGCCTTCGCGCCAATGTGCTTTGCGGGGGCCCCTTCGTGCGTCTTGATCTGCCGGGGAGCCTGGTTTAGTTGTGCCATACGTGCCTCCTGTACGTAGGAAAGATTGCCGGGAACAATCGGCAACGGTGTTGGATCTGATTTATTGTCAGAGAAGTAACCGTTACCTTCGCCACGGCGAGGAGGGGCGTTCGGATTCGAACCGAAAACACCGCGCTTCCAATGCGAAGTAACCCAATCCTGCGCCACGCCGAAGCGGGAACTGTCGGAGCGGGTACGTGCGTGCTCTACCATTGAGCTACGCCCCTCATGTAGCGGGGAATAAGCAGGGCCGGTGTGGTTCGTCTGATAGAAGTAACCGGCCCCTTCGCCACCGCATTGTCTCGTAATACTAACCTTCTGCCGTG